TAAGAGCTGATACAAATAATGTTGGTATAGGGACTAGTAATCCGCCTGCTACTCATAAATTTGTAGTTGCTGGAGATTCACGATTTACTGGAAGCGGATTATTTGGTGCTAGTGCAACAGGTGGTAATAAAGGATTACATAAACACTATTGCTATTCTAATGCCGGTGCCTTAACACTTTTTAGAACCACTAACACGGCTCCTAATAACGTTATAATGAAATACCAATCTTCTATAAGTAATGAATTTGTAATTCAACAAAATGGAACAGCAAATGATGTTTTTAAAATTATAACTGACACCACAAAAATTCATTCCAATGTAGAGGTTGGTAATGCTGGCGCAGGGAGGAGAAGTCTCAAAATTCGTGATGGTCGTACTACTGATGATGGACTTATATTCACTCATGAAAACGCCAACCAGACTATTCAAATGGGAATGTTTGGAGTTTTTAGTCATATATCCCACGGACAATTTCAAATAAATCATCAAGATGGTAATAACGCAAGTACAAATGTATTGATAATAAAAAAGACAAGCGGAAATCTTACAATCTCCAAACCGACCACGATTACTCAACAACTTAATATTGGAGCTAGTGTACCAGTATATTTAACTAACTCTGCTGCAAAGGCTGGGGGTCTCGTCACCGGAGATGTTTATAGAAACACTACTGGACAATTATTTGTGGTATATACTTAACATTATAAATAGAATAAAGGATTTAAATGGCAAAACCAACTAGCAGAGCTACATTAATTGATTATTGTTTACGGAACCTTGGAGCTCCTGTAATTGAAATTAATGTAGATGAAGACCAACTTGATGATAGAGTTGATGATGCTATTCAGTATTATCAAGAATATCACGGAGATGCGGTTGTACGTAGCATTCGTAAACACAAAATTACAGACTCATTTTTAACGGTTGATTCAACTACCGGATTTAAAGTTGGTGAAACAATAACAGGTGGTACTTCTGGTGCAACTGCAAAAATTGCCGAAGTAACAGATTCAACTACTATTCGATATAAAAATGTTGATGTTGCTAATACCTCATTTACAACCGAAGTAATTACTGGAAGTGATTCGAGTTCGACTGCAACCATCGCATCCGTTACTAAAGGTGATATAGAAAACAAATATATCGATATACCAAACACCTTTCTTTCTGTAAATAATGTTTTTGATATTGTAACTCAGGGTTCAACTTCTAATATGTTCTCGGTAGATTATCAATTACATTTGAATGATATACACGTCATAAGAATCGAGTAAATTTCCATAGTGATGAAACATTAACCAATTTAGGAAAAGATAAGTACATTATTTTTGATGGCTATGAAGTAGTCGACCCAGATACTTTTGCTGATGTATATAATGATAGATTTTTAAAAAGATATACAACTGCTTTAATTAAAAGACAATGGGGTTTAAACCTTATAAAATTTGAAGGCATGCAACTACCAGGTGGTGTTACATTAAATGGCCGACAAATTTTTGATGACGCGAAAGAAGAAATCGATAAACTAGAAGAGGAAATGATTCTCGCGCACGAGATGCCTCCTCACTTTGTTATAGGTTAAATATGTTATGCCAAGAAATGTATACTTTAGTCAAGGGACAACAGGAGAGCAAAATCTCTACGAAGACATTACCATAGAAGGTTTAAAAATCTATGGGCATGATGCCTATTACATTCCCCGTAAGATAGTCAACGAAGATTCTCTTTTTAATGAAGACCAATTAAGTTCTTTTGGTTCTTCATATATGATTGAAGCATATGTTGCTAATGTAGATGGTTATGAAGGTGAAGGTGATTTACTTTCTAAGTTTGGTCTTGAAATTAAAGACCAAGTAACATTAGTTATTGCGAATCGTCGGTGGGAACAATTAATAGGACGACATGTTGCAAGTGATACTGATTTAGATAGGTCTGTTACTCGAAGACCTATGGAAGGTGATTTAATATATCTTCCATTTGCAAAAGGCTTATTTGAAATTACTTTTGTTGAAGCTGAAGACCCCTTTTATCAATTACAAAATCTTCCAACATTTCAATTAAAATGTGAACTATTTAAATATAGCGGAGAAGATATTGATACTGGAGTAGATATAATTGATACTTATGAAACTCAATTTGCAGATAGACAAAGATTAACTTTAGGGGCTGGGTCAGGTACATATCAAATTGGAGAGAATATTTCTCAAATTATACCTGATGCATCTACTGGAGGTACACGAACTATATCAGCTGAAGTTGCAGAATGGGATTCTACTAATAAGTACTTAGACGTCTATGGGATACAGGGATTTGATGATTCACCAAGTATTACATTTGTAGTAAGTGGAAACAATATTATAGGAGAAACCTCTGGTGCAAGTTATGCTTTAACAAATTTAGGAGCAGACTTATCCACTGACTTAGCTCAAATGGAATCAATAGACCCTGATTCAGATAACTCAGAATTTGAAACAATAGGAAATAACTTTATCGACTTTTCGATATCTAACCCATTCGGATTACCAAATGCTTAGCGGAAGACCATATTATAATCAGACTATTCGAAAATGCGTTGCAGTGTTTGGAACGATATTTAATAATATCTATTACACTAAACCTAGTAAAGCAAAAGAAAGGGTACCGATTGCTTATGGACCATCACAAAAGTTTATATCTAAATTAACGGATGCTGGAGCTGGTAC